TTTTGGTAGTTTTTTGTTATCACCTTTTAATTTAATTATTATGTTTCCCAATGCTGTCATATGCTCAATGGAATTACCTTTTAATTTATTAAAAGCTTTCTCAACTGAAATTGTTTTCTTTTCATTGTCAGTCAATGTAATGGTTGTTTTTGATGTAGTCATAATTAATCTCCATAAGTTAAGTTAAACAATAATCAAATCTATAAACTATAAAAATAATATGTACAACCTTTTTTTTAAATTTTTTTTAATTTTTTTTAAATCGTCCGATTTTCGGACAATCGTCAAAATAAAATTATTGTTATTATAATGTATCGTCTTACCTAGTCAAAGGGTGTTCTCATTTTGTTCTATTTTCTGGGGTTTTATGTACAAATGTTGCCTATTTGTTCTTTTAGAGGACGAAAACACTAGCTAGTTCCTCATTTGTTCCCTATTTATTCGCAATAAGGTATCTTTTATAGAACAAAACAAGAACAAAGCAAGAACATTGCAGACCCTGCACAAAAAAAATGCACTGTGTATTCTATATATATATGACCCCCACATATATTTAGCAAAATACTAGGGTCTATAATCAAAAAGATATCTATCATTGTTGTTAAAATACCACAGTGCGGTACTAATTAGTAACTATTTAACTACTAAGATATATTTTTTTATATATTACTATTGTAGATTTATAATAAATAGTGTATAATATATCTATAGAGTAACTAAATAGTTACTAATTAACTACTAAGATATATTTTTTTTATAATTATAATATTAATAATAAGAATATTACTATGGAACAACTACATAATAACTATATAGAGTCTTATATACAGCTTGAAGGGCTGTTGTCTCAGCAAGTTAATCAACAATGTAATACTGACTTCTTGTCTTTTGTAAGATTAGTAGCACCTAGTCTTGTGTCTGGCTTCAAGATGGGTAAACACATAGAAGTTATCTCTGATAAATTACAACAAGTAGAATCAGGAGAGATAAAAAGACTGATGGTCTTTCTACCACCACGCTCTTCTAAGTCTGTTGTCTGCTCTAAACTCTTTCCTGCATGGTATATAGGTAGAAATCCTGAACATGAACTTCTAACTATCTCACATAGTGACCAACTAGCCAGTGACTTTGGCAGATCAGTTCGTGATATAGTAAACACAGAAGAGTTTCAAAAGGTATTTCGTGGTGTGTCTTTACGAAGTGACGTTAGAGCAGCAGGTAAATGGAAGACAAACCAAAATGGAATGTATTATGCCGCTGGTGTACGCTCACAAATAGCTGGACGAGGAGCACATGTAGCAATATTAGATGATGCTATGTCAGAAGAAGATGCTATCTCTAGTGCAGGTAGAAGATTTATAAAAGAATGGTATCCTGCTGGACTTAGAACACGTATCATGCCTAATGGAGCTATAGTAATAATAAATACAAGATATCATTATGACGATCTCTGTGGCTGGCTTTTAAAACAACAAGAGAATATGTCTGACTATGAAACAATACCTTGGGATGTTGTAAAGATACCAGCATGGTTAGATGAAGATGCAGCAGATCTTTTAGATCTTCCAGTAGGATCTAGTTATTTTCCAGAGTGGAAACCAGATAGCATATTAAAAGTAGATGAGAATGAGATTAAAGCTTCTAATGGTTCTCGTTATTGGAACGCTCTCTACATGCAAGATCCTACACCTGAAGAAGGTGGCCTCATAAAAAAACGATGGCTTAAAAACTGGGAGTATGATGAACCACCTACCTGTGATTTTGTAATACAAACTTATGATACAGCTTTCTCTACAGCAAGCACTGCTGATTATAGTGTAATACAAACATGGGGTATTTTCTATATGTATAATCAAGATGATCAAGGGTATGAAGACTATGCTCCACACTTGATACTTCTAGGTAATATTAAAGGTAGGTTTGAATATCCAGAACTAAGGCGGCTGGCACAGAAGCTGTATAACCAACATAAGCCTGATGTTTGTATGATAGAAAAGAAAGCATCTGGTCAATCACTTATACAAGATATGCGTAGGGCTGGTCTACCTGTTTTAGATTATACACCAGATAGAGATAAGACTGCAAGAGTATATGCATCTACACCTATGATGGAATCAGGTAGAGTGTGGATACCTATGAATAAAAAGTGGGCAGATGATCTAGTAGAAGAATTAATAAGGTTTCCAAACGCTGCTCATGATGATCAGGTAGATGCTTTAACAATGGCTATACACTATATGAAAGATTCATGGAATCTTACACATCCTGACGATCCTGAATATGAAGATAGTGAAAGAACTAGAAGAGCAACTTATTGGAATGTATAATTTGCGAATCTAGAAAAAGTATGATATAATATAAGAGAGGTAAAATTTAGGGGATTTCTATGGCACTACAAAAAAGATCAAGATTTCGCAATGTAGATATGCGAAGATTTCCTAAATTCGTAGAACAGGCAGGACCAGACTACTTAACTGAAGAAGATTATCTTAATGTAGGTGGACCTGAAGCAGCAGAATTTTATAGAGAATATGGTAAAGATCCTTTAATATCTGATCTTCTTAATAGATATAATTTTGCTAGATTTGGTTATGGAGATGCAGATGAGGAAAGTGGAGTATCTACTTTTGATAGAGATGCTCCTAGATTTAAAGAAGGACCAATAAGAGAATATATTCCCGGTGTTATTGATTATGACTTACCAGAAGTCTCAGGTATTCCTGTAACAAGTCTTCAAAAATTACGTGATCAACTTGAGATGGGTGTTGAAGGTCAAGGAGATGGTGCTCCTATAGAGGTATCAGGAGAAGATAATGATCCTTCTATTGGATATGAAAGAGCATTAGAAAGATTTAAATCACAAGCTAGAAAAGATCTTGTTAATTTTAAAGATTTTATTGGAGAAGAAGTTAGTGAAGAAGAACGTGAATTTGCTTTTAAACCTGAAGAAGTAGACTATGGAGATTTTACTCCTATACGTGATAGAAGTAGTGTAGAATATGAACCAAGTGAACCTTTAGGATATGTAGCTCCAATATTTGATGAAAATTTTTTACCAATGGAATTACCTGAATCAAACTTTACTCCTATAGATTCTGATAAAGATTTAGAATACACACCTCTTGAAGAACTTTTAAATTCAAAAGCTAAAGGTGGTTTAGCAGGATTACCTATTGTGCGTAGATTTGAAGGATCAGCAGGGTCTGAGCAAGGTCTTGCTGATGAAAGTGATCGTAGTAAAGCAGAAAATGAAGCAGCTCAAGCAGCAGCAGATGCAGCAGCAGATGCAGCAGCAGATGCAGAAGAGCAGACACAATTTGATCTTGAAGATGATTTTGCATCTAGTCTTTTTAATAAGTTTCAAGAATCAGATCGTGATGTAGAAAATAGACTTACTGGATTAGATCCTACAGATATAGAACTTGCAAAAGATTTACAAAGACAAGCTATTACACAAGGATTAGATGTTGAAGTAGGTTATGATCCTGATACTCAAACTCCAAGCTATACTGGTGGTATGGATGCTTTTAGTTTTGGTCTTGGTCAAATAGGTCAAGGTTTAGGCGATCTTGGTAAACTAAGTTCTGATTTTTATAAAGGCTTAACATCTTTAACACCACAAGGTATAATAAGAGATATATTAATTGGTGATCCTAAATTACCCGGTGGTGCTTTAAGAAAAACTTTATTTGATAGAGAAAAGCCTTTTATTGATAGTCCTTTTGGAAAAGGAATTACTAAATCATTTACAGGTGATCCGACAGCATTTAGAGATTTTCAAGAAGCTGTTAAAAATTTAACTACTTCAGAAAAAGAAGAAGTAGAGAAAAAAGTAGAAGAAGGAAAATCTATAAAACAAGCTGTTGAAGAAGTTCTTAATGAAATAAATTTAAAAGGTGGTTTAAGAGTAGTAGATAATCCTATTACTGGAGGAGCATTAACTATAGATACTCGTGATAGTGCTTTTCCTGAAGAAATAGAATATTAATAATGGAATAATAAAATATGGCTGTAGAACAAAATCCACTTGAGCAGATACCTCAAGAAGAAAATATTCAAGTAGCTCCTGAAGCTGCTATGGAAGATAATCTAAATGCTACCTTTGAAGTAGAAGATGATGGTGGTGTTATTGTAGACTTTACAGAAAATGCAGAAATGGAAGCTAAAGGTTCTGTTGCTGAATGGTTTGGTAATATAGTAGAAGAGTTAGATGAAGAAGATCTAGCTGATATAGCTAATACTGTTATTGAAAACTTTGAAGCAGATAAAGATTCTAGACAAGAATGGGAGTCTATGTTTGAAAGAGGCTTTGATCTTTTAGGATTAAAGTTAGAACAAGGATCAGAACCATTTGAAGGTGCATGTACAGCAGTACATCCTCTTCTTATTGAGTCTGCTGTTAAGTTTCAATCTAAAGCATCTAATGAACTATTTCCTTCAAGTGGTCCTGTTAAGACACAGATTATAGGACAAGCTACACAAGAAAAAGAACTACAAGCTAATCGTGTTCAGAACTTTATGAACTATCAACTTACTGAGCAGATGCCAGAATACTTTGATGAGTTTGAAAGAATGTTGTTTCATCTTCCTTTAATTGGATCTGCATTTAAAAAAATGTACTACGATGCTACAGTCAAACGTCCTAAGTCAGAGTTTATACCTATAGATCAGTTCTATGTATCTTACTATGCTACTGATCTTAGTAATGCAGATAGATATACACATTTAATTTATCGTAGCCCTGTAGAAATACAAAGAGATATTAGGGCTGGTATCTATGAAGATGTTGATCTACCAGAACCCTCTATGGGAACTACTACAAATTTTGGAGAAAAGATAGATACTATTATTGGTTTGTCTCCTTCTTCAGATAATGACCCACAATATGTTTTACTAGAACAGCATTGTTATTTAGATATAGAAGAAGAAGGAGAACTTCTTCCTTATATTATTACTGTTGAAAAAGATTCTCGACAGGTATTAAGTATTCGTAGAAACTATAAAGAGAACGATACAAACAAGGAAAAAATAAATCATTTTGTTCATTATAGGTTTGTACCCGGTTTTGGTTTCTACGGATTTGGTCTTATACATTTTCTTGGTAATCTCACCATGTCAGCAACTGCTGCAATGCGATCCCTAATAGATGCAGGACAGTTTGCTAATTTACCGGGAGGATTTAAGGCCAAAGGTGTAAGGATGGTTGGTGACAATGATCCTATAGCACCCGGTGAGTTCAAGGAGGTTGAAGCAACTGGTGTAGACTTATCAAAGGCTATTGTTCCTCTCCCCTACAAAGAGCCTTCCTCTATTCTACTCCAGATGCTACAGTTTGTAACTGCTGCTGGTCAGAAGTTTGCGGATAGCACAGAGCAAGTTATCTCTGATGCTGCCTCCTATGGACCTGTCGGAACAACTATGGCACTACTAGAAGCATCAAGTAAATTCTTTAGTGCGGTACATAAGAGATTACATAAAACACAAAAAGATGAATTTAGAATATTAGCACGTATTGATTTTGATTATCTACCAATAGAATATCCATATGATGTTCCTTATGAATCTCGTAGTATATTTAAAAAAGATTTTGATGGTCGTATAGATATTCTACCTGTGTCTGATCCTAATATTCCATCTAATGCTCACCGTATGATGATGGCTAATATGGCATTACAGATGGCACAACAATCTCCACCGGGTATGTTTAATCTTGAAGCACTTAATCGTACAATATTAAATGCAGCTAATATGCCTAACATAGATCAGATACTTCCACCAAAGATTGAGCCTCAACAACTTGATCCTGTATCTGATATTATGGCAGCAACTAAAGGTGTTCCTATTGCAGCTTTTCCCGGTCAGAATCATGATGCACATATTCAAATAAAGATGGCATATCTACAAGATCCTCAAAATGGTGCTAATCCAGTAATGGAACGTATTGCTCCAATCTTACAAGCTAATATTCAAGAACACTCTATTATGAAATATCAAGAGCAAGTAAGTGGTGTTACACAACAGTTGATGCAACAAGTTCCACCAGAACAAGCACAGAATCCTTCTGTAATAGAAGTTGTAATGGCTCAAGCTGCACAACAAGTTCTTAGTGCAAATCAAGCAATGGGTATGGCTCAATCTCCAGAACAACAACTTGTAGCACTTGAACAAGCAAAAGTAGAACTTGAAAAACAAAAGTTACAGTCTGATACAGCTAGTGATGCAGCAGAATTACAGCTTAAAAATAAAGAACTTGAAATAAAAGAAACTGCTCAAATTATAGATATGTTAAAAGCTACAGGTCAAAGTAAAACTAAAGAAGAACAAGCTCAACTTAATAGAGAATCTAAAGAAGCAATTAAAGAAGCAGAGCTACAAGCTAAAATACAAATAGAAGAAAGTAAAATAGATCTTGATAAAAGAAAAGACTTAGCTAAATATATATCAGAGATGTTAAAGAAACAAATGGAAGATCAAAAAGAAATAGATCAAACAGCTATTGAAAATATGTTAAAAGTAGCAAACCAACAAATGATGGAGATGAGAAATGATGCAGAAAGGTAAAGGGTATCCTGAGAATGTTAAAGAAACTGATAAAAGTTTTGGTGATGCATATGCTCAAGATATAACTGGTGGACGTAATATTCGTTCAGCACTTAATAAATGGGACGATTATTCTTGGAAAGGTGAGGAGAAAGGAACACTTAAACCGTAATGGATATATGGGATGAAATAGTTTTAGAGTTTAACAAAGAAATAAATAAACTTCAAAGTAATCTTGGCAATGGTATAGCTGAAGATTATTCACACTACAGACAAGTTGTTGGCTCTATTGTTGGCATACAATGGGCTAGAGATAACTTAACTTCAATTTACAAAAAACGTCTACATATGGAGGATGACGAATAATATGCAACAAGTACAAATGGGTGGGGCATTAAAAAATGATTTATGGATTACTGATCCAGAGGAAAAACCTGATCCATCACCTTTACCTGAGTTACCGGGCTATCATGTTTTAGTTCGTCCAACCTCAGTAAAAAGCAAAACTAAAGGTGGTATTTTTATTCCTGACTCTACAAGGGAAGATATGTCATATCTTACTACAGTTGGTAAAGTAATTGGAATAGGAGATTTAGCATATTGTGAAAAAGATAAGTTTCCAAATGGAGCATGGTGTAAAGTAGGAGACTATGTATGCTATGGAAAACATACTGGAACAAAGCTTTTTTATAAAGGTGTTCGTCTAATACTTTTATTTGATGATCAAATTAGTATGAGAGTTCCTGATCCAAAAGATCTTGATCCTACATTTAATTTAACAAGAGGGTCAGGATGATTTGTGAGATTAACATTTATATGTTATAATAGTATAAAGAAAAAAAACGTAATCGTTTAGATCGTGACTAACGGAGAAAATAATGAGTGATCAAAATGAAGGTTGGGATACAATAGAAGTCCCATCTAAAGAAGAAGAAAATAAAATAGAATTTGAAGTAGAAGATGAAGAAGAAGAAGTTCTTGAAGCTGTAGAAGAAAAACCAAAAGAAGAAGCTGCACCTCAAGAAGAAGAAGTTAAAGAAGAACCTAAAGAATTAGAAGGTATTAAAACTAAAGGTGCTGAAAAAAGAATCAAACAACTTATACGACAACGTAAAGAACGTGAAGAACAGATTGAAGCACTTATAGCACAAAATGAAAAATTACAAAATAGTTTAAAAACTAAGTCTGATGATTTAGTACAAGTTACAAGCTCAAGTATTAATACTAACGAACAAAACTTAGAAAGAACAGTTGAACTTGCTAGACAGTCTTATCTTGAAGCTTTTGAATCTGGAGATAAAGATAAATCTTTAGCTGCACAAGAAGCTTTATTAGAAGCTAAGACTGAATTAAAAGCTATAAAAAATTGGAAGAATAGAGTTGAAAGACAAGCTAAACAACAAGAACAAGAACAGGTACAACCACAAGTTCAACAGCAACAACAAACTCAAACTGTAGATCCTAAAGCTCAAGAGTGGGCTGAAGAAAATGAATGGTTTGGTAAAGATACAATTAAAACTGCTGCTGCATTAGCACTAGATGCAGAATTAAAGAATGAAGGATATGATCCTAATGGTGACGAATTTTACGAAGAAATTGATAAGAGGTTGGAAACGGCTTTTGGTCAAACTTCGCAACGTGTGCAGGATAACACGAAGCAACCTGCTCAAGTGGTATCGGGGAGTTCACGCTCATCTCCAACCTCTAGTAAAAAAGTTAAGCTTTCAAAAGAAGATGTAAGGCTTGCAACTAAATGGAATATACCACTTGAACAATATGCCGCTGAGAAAATGAAAGTTACTCAGGCTGATGGCGAATATACAGATATAAGATAGCGTGGAGGAAAATATGACACGAAATGAATCACGTACTAAAAGCCAAAGAGAAAATTCAGTGAGAGAAGAAGAATGGACTTTTGAAGAGCCAAATGCTCTTGATATTCCTGAAGCTGTACAGCAGAGGTTTGATCAAGAACAAATGGCATTACGTTGGATACGAGTCTCCCTTCAAGGTCAAGACGACTATATTAATGTTGGTAAAAAACAACAAGAAGGTTGGGTCTTCGTTGATCCTGAAGAAGTACCTGAAATGGCTTTATCCTCTGTCGTGAAAGAGGGTGGCAGGTATCAAGGCACAGTAAGTCGTGGAGACTTAGCTCTTGCTAAGATACCAGCAGGAAAATCAAAGGCTAGACAGAAATACTATGAAGATAAAGCTAATAACATGATGGATGCAGTTAATGCACAACTTATGAAAAATTCTGATTCTCGTATGCCTATTTCTAATACTAGCCGTTCTGTTACAACCAAAGGCAGACAACCATCCTTTCAGGACTGACTGTCTTTATATTTAATTAAGGAGAATGAAACATGTCTAGTACCGCAGCATTTCGTGGTTTCATTCCTGCTCGTAAAAAAGGTGGTAACTATAATAATGAAGCTGTCACTGATACCATTGAGATTACCTCAACTGGTATGACAGGTAGCCCCACAAATAAAATCTTTACTGGTGATCCAGTGGTTTTACCGGGTGCTAACTTTGCTACTATATCACCATTTATTGCTGCAACTCTAAAACCTTCAGGGGTTTTCATGGGTTGTCAGTATGTTGAAAATGGAGAACAAAAGTTCTCACGTTTTTGGCCGGGTACGGTTTCAGCCACAGACATTAAATTTTTTGTAATAACTGATCCTGATCAGACTTATTACATTCAAGCATCTCTTACCGTTTCTGCGGCTGAGTTGCTAATTGTTAAAAACTACAATGTGACCGTTAGCTCAACAGCTTCTAGTGGTAACACGACAACAGGTCAATCCAGCTACTACCTTGATGGTGCATCTGGTGTTGAATCTGCTGCTGCTGTTCGTGCCATTGGACGAGCTAAGTTCCCAGATGAAGGTAGCGATGATGCTAAACCAATTCTTGAAGTTTGGTTAAACCATCACCGTGATCGTTTTGTAACTGCTACGGCATCAAGTGCTTAATAAGGAGGGTTTATTATGGCTATTAATAGAGCTAGTATTAGCAAACAACTCCTTCCGGGTCTAAATGCTGTATTCGGGATGGAGTATGGAGAGGTAAACGATGAACACGCACCTCTCTATGAAACTGAAAACTCAGACCGTGCTTTTGAAGAGGAAGTGCTCTTCACTGGTTTTGGTACTGCCCCTGTAAAGGGTGAAGGCGCAACTGTCAGTTTTGACAATGCACAAGAAAGCTTCACGGCTCGTTATACACACGAGACTGTAGCTCTTGCCTTCGCTGTCACAGAAGAAGCAATGGAAGACAATCTATATGATTCGTTTGCCAAGCTTCGTGCTCGTGGCCTTGCTCGTGCAATGGCAAATACCAAACAAGTGAAAGCTGCTAATCTTTTCAATAATGGTTTTTCTGACACTATTGGTGATGGGGCTGCATTCTTTTCTGCTTCACACCCTACAATCTCTGATGGTAATCAGTCTAATCTTCTTGCAGCGGCTGATCTTACGGAAGCAACACTTGAAACTGCTCTTACTACGATTCAAAAACTTAAAGATGATCGTGGTATTTTGATAGGTGCAAGTGCTATTTCACTTCATGTTCCAGTTGATTCATGGGCAATTACAGATCGTATCTTGGCAAGCCCCGGTAATACTCAAACGAGTGCTGCTGGTGCAAACCCAAATACGAATGCTATAAATGCTACTCGTCACTTGGGCATGATTCCAGAAGGTTACTTTATTAATCGTAGATTTACGGATACAAACTCGTATTTCATTAAGACAGATGTTCCTAATGGTACAAAAATGTTTGTCCGTTCTCCGCTTCAAACAAAAATGGAGCCTGATTTTGATACTGGTAACTTACGCTTTAAGGCACGAGAGCGATATAGCTTTGGTGTATCTGATTGGCGTGGCTTCTTTGGAAGTGCTGGTTCTTAATAAGAGCGAGGGGGTGGCACTATGTCACCTCCTCCTTTATTACATGGAGAATATAAATGGCTTCAAATATTAAAGTAGCACATAACGTAAGTAGTGACGGTGCAATTATAACAGGATTTAGATTTGTAGATGCACCAACAGTAACACTAGGTGGTGAGGGTGATGGATCTAATCCTGTACCTACAGTTAATCGTGTTGTTGCTATACATACTTTTTCTACTGTTGCAGGTGAAATTGCAATATCAGGTAGTAAACAAATTACAAATAAAACAGCAAAAGGTAATGCTATTCATTATCGTGTAGGTGCTACAGATTCAAATGATATGTACATAGGTGATATGGGTGTTCCTATACATGGTATTGTAAGTGTTTCTGTATCAGGAGTTAATGCTCCTACCATTACATTATACGTAGGTTAGTATGCCTAATTTTGCTCAACTAAAATCAGATATCCAAGAGACTTCTGAAAATGATGGCACTGAGTTCACCAGTGCTATTACTGGTTTTATACAACGAGCAGAGTTTCGTCTTGTAAAAGATCTTGATGATTTTGGATTAGATGAATTTACAAATGTTTCTGTATCTTCTGGTAATGCTGGTGCAGTAACTCTTAATGATCGTGTACGTGTAGTTCGCAATGTAAACTATGTAGTTAGCACTGGAACTACCGTTACTAATTTATTACCACGTACTTTTGAATATGTCAAGGACTATTGGCCTGTTAGTGCTTCTACTGGCACACCACGTTATTATTCTAGAAAAGATAATCTTACATTAAAAATAGTTCCCACTCCTACATCAGCTATAACAACAGAAATACAAACACAATCTCAACCATTACCTCTAGCATCTGCTACAGGCACAAGTGTAACAACAACTAATTATTTTAGTGAGTATTGTTATAACGCTTTATTTTATGCTTCATTAATGGAAGCTACAATGTTTAATAAAGATTGGAATAATCTACAATATTGGGAAGCACAGTATGTAATACAAATTCAAGCATTACGTAATCAAGCTAGAAGAACAAGACAAGATGATATGGCTGTTGCAGGATCACCTGCTGGTGGCCCAAATACAATACAACCAACAGCATCGTAGGAGAGTTATTATGGCAGCACCATTAGCACTATTAGCATCATTAGCACCATTAGGATATAAACTTTATAAAACAGGTAAAAATGTAGCTAAAGGTATAGGTAGAGCATCTACATCAAATGCTCCAACTCAAGCAACATTAGCTCAAGGACCAACAGGTAGAGCCATTCTTGCATCAGGAGCAACTGGAGTAATAGCAGGGGCTAATTTACCTAAAAAACCAAAAAGACGTAAAAAAGCTATAGATAGTAAAACTAATGTAGCTAGTAGAATGAAAGCAACTGAAAGAAGTATAGGTCCACAATTAGGAGATAAAAGAAGAAAAGTTAAAAAAACTAAATCTAAAGTAACTTCACCACCAGTTCCTAAAAGAAAACCTACACCTCCTAAACAAAATAAAACTACTGATCGTATACCCGGACCAGATGAAACAGAAGTTTTTGTTGATAAAGATGTAGTTTTAGATTATAAACAATTACCTCCTAAAGTAAAACGTCAGGCTGGTGGAGCTTTAAAACCTATTAATCCTGAAGCACAACCGGGACTAGCAGCTTTAAAAAAAGAAAGTCCAGAAACAGTTAATAAAATGGGATATGCAAAAAAAGGTGGTAGAATAGTTTCTGCTATGACTGGCGGTCAAATTGTATCCATGATGTACGATGATTAGTAGATCAAGTATTAAACAACAGGTGACTAAACCACCTAAAAAGAAACGAAAGAAAAAGAGGAGAAAGAAATGATTGGACCTCATACACTAATTAAACGTCCATATGATTTAGATGATATTGTAGGCAGACCTACTGGACAAGGCTATGGTGCTGCACGTAAAGGTCCAGATGTAAAAGGACCGCCTCAAGATGTGGTTGTGGATGAAGACTATACTCAAGGTAAATCTTTTAAGGTGGAGGATTAGTTATGGCAGTAGGAGCATTAGTACCAATAATAATTGGAGCAGGAAATGTAATTAGAATGGCAGCACCTAAAGTTGCACAAATGTTAATGAATAGAGGTGTTGCTAAAAAAGCATCTCAAGCTGCTGTTAATAAATTACGTTTTCCAGCAAAAAAAATAAGTTCTAAAGCTGCTAACAAACTAGCGAGTCAAAATGCTGGAACTATAAGACGAGCAACAAAAGCATTAGGTAAAACTTCATCTAAAGTTAAAGGATCAAAACCTAATAAGAGAAAAAGTTTACTCAAGAAAATTGGTATTGGTGCTGGGATTATTGCTGGTGGTGCTGCTATTAATGAATCCTTAGATAAAAATAAATCTGTAAAATCAAAAACAAAAACTTCACCTCCTGCTAAAAGAAAAGTAACTCTTAAAAGCAAAGCATCACCAGATGATGTTATGAGAAAAGAAAGAGATAATGTTAAAAAAATTAAAGGTGGTGTTAAAACTTCTGATGTAACTATAAAAAAATCTAATCGTAAAGGTAAAATAGCTACTGCTGATGAAGCAATGTCTATAGGTGAATATTTAAAAGGTGCTGTTGGAATGAGAGGAGCAAAAGGACTAGAAGGTAAAAAACGTCTAGTTAAAACACCTTTTGGTAATGTAACTGTTGATACAAGCCCTGAAGCTTTTGAAGAACCAGAAGAGTATAAAGTAGGTGGTAGAGTAAAACGTAATGTGGGAGGTAAAGTTCGTGGTGTAGGTCAAGCTGTAAAAGGTTTTGGTAAGGCTACTTATTCAAATAAACTTATATAATGGCTTATAAAGTAGATAGTTCTAAAATAGATTATAGTGGACTTAGACCTCACAAAAGAGATTATAATTTTAAAATGAATTGTAATTGTGAAGAGTGTACAAAAGAATGGAAAAAGTATTGGGCTGATGTGTGTGAATTTTTAGTAAAGAAATTTAAAGATACTTATGTAAAGGTATAATGTGATAGATAGTAGAGAAAATATATCAAGTAGAATGAAAGCGACTGAAAGAGATATTCAGCCGTTACCTGCTGATGTTGATAGAAGTTCAAGTCTTTCAGAAACACTTGAAGACATTTATGATAAAATGTCTCTTCCAGATAAGATTGCTCTTTTAACAGCACCAATTCCTATTGTTGGAGATATTGCTGGTGGAGTAGCTGATGCTATAGCTATTAAAGAAGATCCTAGTGCAGTAAATATAGGTTTAGCTCTAGCTGGTTTATTACCTTTTGTACCTTCAGGTGGTGTAACTAAAGCTGGCTTAAAAGCAGCAGCAGGTCAAGCTTTGCCACAAATACCTAATTATCTTAGATACTTTTATAGTGGTAATCCAGTAGCAAAAACATATGGTATAGGAGAAGGTGGCACAAAAGGATTAGCTAATATTATAGAAGCTAGATATTCTCCAAAAGCAAGAGCATTATTTAAAGAAGAAGGTATATCAGTTGCTGATCAAAAAGTTGCTAAGAAAAATTTAAAAGAATTATTAGAAGATAAAGATTTAAATAAAGATACATTATTATCAAAACTAGCTAAATCAAAATTAGGTGAATCAAAACTAGGTAAAAAAATTAAAGAGAAGTTACCTGAAGAGAAAGCTCCATCACCCGGTAAAATAAGCACAGGACAAGGAAGACAAAGTGTTCTTTTTGGAGATCAATATGGTGATCGTTCTAAATTTCGTAGAGGAATTGAAGGTATAGATGAGGTAGGTTTTGGTAATTTAAATCCTGATGAATATATAAAAATTTTAAAAGAAGTAGGTGGTGAAACTACAGGATTGAGTAAAAAAGATTTTAATGATGTATTTAATGAAATTAAAAAAGTTCAAAATGTAAATCCAAATAAAAATTATAGAATGACTGTTCGTAGAACTAATACACAAGCTGCTGGTAATTTAGACAATGCTGTTTTTAAGAAAAAAATATTTGGAGGAAGCAGTGCAACTAATTTAAAAAATGATGTATTTAAAGGAAAAAAATTTACAGGTAAAAAATCTAATGAAAATTTTTTAGAAGCATTACAAGAAAATAATGTTAGAGTTAAAAATCCTAAAGAAGTATTAAAAGGTAAACCAGCTATTGTAGAAGGATCTATTAAATCGGATGCAATGGAACTTGGTGGAGTTAATTACACATCTGCTATAAACAAAAATGGTACTGGTGTTTCCTTTGTAAATGATGAAAATGATTTGTTTAATGCTAAAATTCCTTTAACAAATACAAGACTTTCTTTAAAAGCTCCACTTGCAGATAGAATGATAAGTGTTTCTACACCTATACCAATAGATTTTTTAAAGAAAAAAGATAGTATTAAGCGTGTTCCAAAAAGACTTGCTAAAACTGAAAAAGCTTTACGAAAAGCTAAAAAGATTAGAGCAGAAAAAGTTGAAAAAGATTTGTTAAAAAAATATCCAAAACTAATAGATACGAAACTTAAAACTCCACAAGGAATGACTAAAGCACAATTTTATACAATGCAAGTTGTTGCAAAAATAGAACCTAGTAATCCAGATTATTCTAGACTTTTAAAAGAAGCAGGTCTTGCCGCTCCTCTTAGAGCATCTAAACCTTTAAGCAGAGAAGAAGAAAATAGAAAACGAGGTGGATCTGTAATAGAACGTAATCCATATAACTATCAACCAAGAGCAATATAGTGGCTGCACGTAAACGAAAAAGAAAAGGGACAGGTATGAAAGGATTGACCATTAAAGGTGGTCATAAACGTCCTACTAAAACTGGTGCAGGTATGACTGCTAAAGGTGTAGCCGCATATAGACGTAAGAATCCCGGTTCTAAATTAAAAACAGCCGTAACAGAATCAAAACCTAGAACAGCAAAAAGAGCAGCAAGGCGAAAGTCTTTCTGTGCAAGGTCAGCAGGGCAAATGAAAAAGTTTCCAAAAGCAGCTAAGAATCCTAATAGCCGCTTGAGACAAGCACGTAGAAGATGGAGATGCTAAAATTAAATGTCCTACTTAATATCAAACATTCCTCATTTTAAATGTTGGGTGCGTAAAGAGTTTACATATAATCATGAACAATATCACGGAGAATATTTACATGCAATGGCAATAGCCGTAAATACAATACCAGATAGATCATTAAGTTTTCAAATTGTATTTACA